TAAAAAAATTTATTTGTGCTGTATTACCAGTTGCATCTACTTTAATTGCTAATGGATAATTTGTTAATTCTTTAATATTAAATGCGGCATTGGAATCAATAACCGAAGTTGTAGCAAAAAGAAATCTTTTTGAACTATCAATACGCATTGCTTCACCTTGATTACAAGCAAATTGTAAACTATCAATTGAATGAGCATATTCTATTCTTGCTATATTATTTGAGCCACTATCAGCAAAATATATTCCCCCAGTATTACCTGTGCCAGTTGCAATAGTTATTCCAGCATTACCAGAATTTTCTAAAACTAATTCATCAGCCGCACTAGAAGCACTTGCACTACTATCAGCAGATTTAATATGTAGTCCAACTCCTAAATCAGCATTAGCTCCATCTGCTCCACCACCTATAATTGTTCCATCATATATGAAGTTTGTTTCTCCTGTAATGGCATCCGCACCTGTTACAGTTACAACTTGATTGTTTGTAGAAGTTGCCAAAGCAACCCCTCCTGGATCTTGCCATGCATTATCGCCACGAAGGAACGTACTTGAACTAGCCGTGCCTGTTGCTGAAAGTTGTGAAAGTCCTACTGATCCTGCACCTGGGTTTACGGTTTGAACCGCCTTGCCCAAGAAAACACAATACATTGTGTCAGAAGTTGTAGTTGCCGCTGAAAGTGTAAGAACTGTGCCTGCTGCTGTATAGGCATACGAACCGCCAGGCTGTTGAACGACATTATTGATAACTAGCCGTATATCATTCTCATTCGTGACAGCATTGTCAAGCGTATAACCTGTAGTCGCACTTGTTGTGAAGTGTTGAACCGCAAAGGTTGTATATTTTAAAGCTGGAGAATTGCCAATATAAGACATCTCACCCTCCTTACGTACTTATCGCATCAACGGCTGAAACCCACACATCCGCTGAGGAAGCCGTGTCTGATACGACATACATCCGATCACCGGATTGAACCACTACCTTAGCACCTCCGTCCAATAGTTGTAGAGCACCACCACTAGGGATGGGTGCCGTTTTCACGAGATAAATATTATTGCTTCCGTCATTAATGTAGACATCCACGTTGATTGTTGATCCCACAATGTTGGCAACTGAAATTCCTATGATTGTATCATAGGTATCAAAGTCGGAACCATTGGGTATGTCAACTGGTGTAGCACCTACTGCATTTTCCGTATATCTTCTAAAATTTTGTGCCATTTTTTCCTTATTTCCTTATATCAGAGGGCAATCGACATAGCAATGCAAAAGCCTGCGGTTACACCACCTGAAGCCCATTCGGGCGCCGTCGCTCCTGCGTTCATTGTTAAAACATCCAACGCTGAACCTTTCGCCAACCTAGCAGGTGTATTAGCGGAGGACGCATATAAAATATCCCCTGCGGTTGTCAAAGTCATATCCATTGTCTTGCTTGCTGGAAACGTACAGAATACATCCTTCGTCCCTGCGGCAAAATCAACTGCGGCGTCACTGTTGGAACTTGAAATAATGCTCGTACGAGTGATAGTTGAACTATCTCCCGCCAGCGTTCCTAGCCCTACTTCCCATTCATTTGCAGTTAAATGTGCAATTGCATAGTAAGTAGTATTGGAATTTCCAATACCCACTGAAAAAGTTTCAAATCCTGAAACTGCTCCGGCGAAAGTTAATGCTCCCGTACCAGTTGTGGTAGTCGTCTCCTTGACGCGGTCATTTAAGACTAAAGCCATTAATGCTCCTACGCGTTAGCTAATCTTAGAATAGCTGCAGCAGCTGTAAAGTCTGGGAACTGGATAGTGAATGTTCCTGCACTTGCAGTTTTATCACCACCAAAGTTCAACACACAAACTGCTTTATCTGAATCAGTGCTATTATAAATAAGAGCGCCATATGCTGTAAACGAAGCTGAAGTCCATGTGAGATCAGAAAAATCACAACATGCTGTTGCTGTTGATTTAAGAGCTGGTTCTACGTTTGTTAAGTTTTCTCCACCTGCTGAATAAGCTGATCCTGCCGTATTAGTTGTTTCACCAGATGTTGTATAAGCAGTGCTAGCGTTACTAATAGTGGCAGAATTGGTATATAAAGCAAGTTTAAATTGGTCTCCACCCGACGCACTAAAATTATGTGTGGCGACGAGAAGTTCCTGCATAAAACTATAGCAAACTGAAGATGATCCTATTGCCATTTTATTGTCCTCCTTCTATTGGCCCTGATGGGCCTGGTTCTGGATGTCCAGGTAAGAATGATGGTCGTGGCACCCTAATAACGCCACTTTGATGTTCATCACGTCTTCCTCGACCTTGTTGTTGCGTAGCAACCTCCTGTAAGGCGGTTTCATACGATTGAGTATAAATTTGCAGCATTTCTGCTGATCCTTTCAAAAATTTGAAAGCTTCAACAAGGCATCCATACAATAATAATGCGGGTGCGTTGTTGCTTATCCAAGTGGTAGCATTGGAAGAAGAAAGACGAGTTGGTAATTTAGTCAATCCTACTTCACAATAAAAAGCCGCACTTGGTGTTGGGACTACGTATATAGTATTATCATCCCATTGTGAATAATATTTTGGTGTTCCTGTGTCCGTACGATCTGGCCAGTATTCATTCATGAAGGTCACATCCCTCTGTTCTAGATATGTTCTATCCCCTGTTCCGGCTGCGGGATAAATCATAACACTTCTTATAATTGAAAACTCCGTGGGTGTAATGCTTGTTCCACCGGGTAATGTTAAAAATCCATTGCTTGCTGTAAAATTGGCATATTGATAAGAACGAAAAACGGGAAGATCCAAATCCCGTAAAATTTTGTTTTCAACATGCTCTATAAAATCATTAACAATAGTGTCTGATAAAACATCACTAGTTGTTTCTGTATAATCTCGTATTTGTGTTAATAATTCAGTATATGTTGTCATGCACTTATAGTTACAGGTCCTGCTGAAACAGGATAACTCCCTCCACTAATTCCACCAGTTGTGGCTGTGGAAGAGCCAGTTGAAAAATAATACCAATCTTCAGAATCATTACTGGATCCGGATACGTATTTTCCAGTTGTAATTGTATAGCCAGCCGCGGCACAAAGGATTGCTCCTGTAATTCCATCCACTGCTGGACAGTCAGAATAACCTGCAACTGGATTTGTTACAGTTCCAGTTCCCGGAGAAACTGTAGGTGACCCTCTAAATCTTATAATATCCCCTGTAGATCTTCCGTGAGATGGTGAATGAACATTAACTACCTGTGATGCTGAAGCATATGTTTCAAAAGGATTAATTGGTAATGAAATTAACGCTGCCGGTGCAATTCGGGCCGGTCTAGGACGTTCCAATACTTGAGGATCAGGTGAATGCTCATGTGGCATTAACTGAGGTGCCTTTGGTTCATATTCACTTGTATGTACCCATGCACCAGTCCATTCCTTTACCATTTCATTGTAAGGAAACTCCAGTCCACTTCGATCAGAAATCGCTATTGCATATTTTCCTTTAGCGTAGACCATTCATTATATCCAAGTGTATTTTTGTTTCTTTGCTGCTCCTACACCCTGTGTAGACCCAGTAACTTTGCCTTTTGAAATTTTAAATGATGTTCCTCCTGATTCCTTTCCTTCACTTGTAGGCGCATTTCCTTTATCAGTTGCTGCACCTGCATGAACGGGTTTGGGGGCATCATGTTGTCCTCTACCATAATGCCCTATTTTTTTAGTAGATGCATCACGAGTATTAGCTGTTTGTTTATTCCAATGTGGATTACTCATTATTCCTCCTTTTTACATTCGCAGTCAGTGCATTGACAATTGTCTCCACAATCACATTCACGACCACATTTTTTACAAATTATCATATATCCTCCTATGGTATATATGCCTGTGCGGGTTTAACACGGTAAGAGACTCTTTCTCTATTCGCGTCAGCCGTTCGTTTAAACTCTTCTTCATAAATCATCTTTAAACCGGATGTCATACGAGGAGCTCTTTTTAAGCTTATATAATAAGCTAATCCTGCTATTAAACAAGGAAGAAAATAATACGGAACATCCGCATAATTACTATAAGCTCCCGCGTCTTGAATTCTATTTATATAAAAATATTTAAGAATATAAGCTTTATCCGGACTAGGATATAAAAATAAAGTCATATCATTTTCCGGACGTCCATAGTCATTTCCATCAGCGGTTGTAACTTGTCCATTAATTAAAGTAAATTGAGTAGGACGAGCGTCTCCACCAGTGGAACTTTGTTCTTTCCTACTTAAATTAATATATTCTGTTCTAGAAATTTTGGTAATAGTTACATCAGTCGTATCACTATTTCCTTCGAGATTGGCAGTTGCCCCCGCCGTTGTAGTAATAACAGCATCAATAATATCAAATACTTTCTGGTCTATAGTATAAAAATTCTTCCCGGCGGTTAATGTTTGCGTCGCATAATCAATGGTCCATAAGTTAAGACCACGATTGGCCCATTCCGAAAACATTAAGTTCAAGGAACGCCGTGCTGTTCTTAAATCATAACCTGCACGAACCTCAAGACCACATCTTTCAAATGCTTCCTCAATGATTTCCTCTATCGTTAAATTGAAGGTTCTAGTGCCTGAATAAGCCATTTAACCTCCTAACTAGAAATCGCTACATAATGTTTAAGCCATTCCATTTGAACGTATACAGTGTCACCAGCAGTTCGAGCTGGGTTGGAAATGGTTATATTTCCATCATATCCACTAGCTGCCTTATTAGCTACTGTAGGTGTTAAACCACCAGTAGAGCTAAAATCATAATCCCCGTATCCATTTAATATCAGGAAAGGTATTTGAGTATCAGCATCCCATTGAAATTCTACCGCATCCGCTTTAGCGGTCATGAAAACATTATACCAAACTTTATTTAAAGTTAAGTGACTACATGCTTGATTATTGGCACTCTTGCCTAAATTAGCAACAGTAATCGTTAAAGTTTGCGCAGTAGCTGCATCGCCAGCTGCAATTGTATAATGGTTAATGAATTTTCTTCCGCCGTCAAAAGTTGTTACTAAAGCCATAATTAATTCCCCTTGTAAGAGAGTGGGGTCATTACACCCCACTCACGGTTATATTATTTTACCAA